TCTTTCTTTCCGTAGTAATTTAAATATATACCCTCAATAAATACCCCAATATGCTCACTTAGATTAGTGCCAACTAGCATGCCAATGTCATATTGCATGTCTTCTCCCTCATAAGCCTTATCTGTTAAACCAACAGAATAGGGAAAAGCATTTACCCATATATGAGAATAATAATTGTTACTCTCAAGTAAAATGTCTAAACCTACTACTACAGAAAGCTCTGCCTGCCATTCTTTTTCTTTATTATCTTCATTATACATATCAACAACATGTGGATAATGATATTGATAAAATTCTTCATCACTTCCTGCTATATAATTACCTTCAGGGTCTTCCCAATAATAATTAACCCCTTCATAAAAATAAATCCAATATCCTTCCTCTGTAACAGGGTCTGTTTCAATCCACAAATAATAATCATCAATAATTCCATTTTCATTTAAATCAAACATTGGAACTTCAAAATCTTCATATCCATAATCCCAAGCCAATTCAAACCAAACACCATCATAATCCCATATTGCAGGATGTCCGTATATTGGATGTCCTTTAATTTCTCCACCTACAGTAAAATTAACCTTATTAAGATTAAGTCTAAATCTTGAATCAAAACTTGCAAATTCTAAATCCCTACTTCCTTTATTTATATATTTAAATTTAGTTGCAAACCAATTATTACTCCATTTAAACCAATATTCTTGGTCTACAAATTCGTGCATCCTATTTCTTACTGAACTATAATTAACTAAATACTCCCAACCATTAACTGCTCCAAGTAAAGCATTATCTGATAATGTATTCTCATTTCCTTTATAAAATTTAGTTCTAACCTGATAATCAAATAATGCAATCTTTCTAACACCTACAGTATATTTAAAATCATTTTCTAATTCCGTATTACCATTTATATATGGTGTATTGTTAGTAAAAGATACATAAGCAGTCGAATTGTCGAAAAAACCACAAAGGCAAAGACTAATAGTCGTGCCCACATATATAATATAATCTTTAAGTCTTCCAAACATTAGAACCTTCCTCCCCCTCTTTTTTCTACCTTAATTAATCTATCTTCAAAGGATTCTAAACTACCTTTCATAGCATTGACATTCTTATTTATATTATCTATTGCATTTTCTAATCCACTTAAATCAACATCAGGAATATCTATCTTTTTATTTTTTAACTTATTAAGTTCTGACTTTATATAATCTAAATCTGAAGCAAGTGGTTGTAGTTGTTTCACTAAATCCTTTATTTCTGTAAACATCTCATCATATTCATCAAGTTTATATGAGATTATCTTTAAATCTCCCATAGACTTTATATTATCTACCTCTCCTTTAAGGTAATTATATTCTAATCTATTAGGACTGTTGTTAGATTTAAGTTCTGATATGGAAGCATCCATTGTAAAGTAAGTAGCACAAGCTGATACAACAATAGCACCAAGTGTTGCTACAAATTTTAAGTCCATTGTAAATTTACTTCCTTCACCTATTTCTGTCGCCATTGGTTTCCCCTCTCCTTTTTGACCTTTTTGAACAGCTTTAATTGCTTGATTTAATTCTGTTCTTGTTATAAATCCTAAATCTAAACAACATTTACCGAACTTATGTCCTGTAACCTCGTGTTCAAGTTCAGCTTTCTCTCTCTGTTTTTGAGTGATTTTATTTGTTTTAAGTAAATAATCTCCAATATTCATTTAACCCTCTATATAATTTCCCCAAACTGTAGTTCTTCCATTTATTATTTCTACAACTTCTACTTTAAAATCTCCATTCTTAAAGAAATCAACGATTGCAAAAGCATGATTCCAGTTATGAAGGTTTCCTCTAAGAAATCTATTTTTAGATGATTTCATATTTTTTAAGCACCCCATACTCCAAGCACTTTGAGTTCCACCTAATCCTGTTTCTGTAAATCTTTGCAAGTCGTGAGTATGACCATACATTATATTTTCTTTATATGCAGCTAAATGTTTTTTAGCATGATGAATAGGAACATAATCTCCATGAGTAAAATTTAATTTTCCTATCTTTAACTTATCATCAGATATATATTCCCAATACTCATAACCTCTTTCTTTAAGGTTTAAGGCGTTTTCAGTCATATATTCTTCTAAATAAGGATGTCTACTTACAAACTCATCTAGCCATACTTCGTGATTGCCTTGTATAAAATATCTTTCATTGCAATCAACATAATCCAATGCTTCATCTATAATATCCATACCTTTATTCACAGCCTTAACCTCTTTATTTAACATAGGAATTAAAACTTCTAGGGGTGGTTTCTCTTTATTTTTCCAATGATGTCTACTAAAAAGTGCCCACTCACCTGTATCTCCTAAATCGATATAAGCATCAGGCTTTATAATCTTTATAGCTTTACATACAACATTGATTGCTTTTTTATCGTGTAGAGGAAAATGCTTGTCTGGTGTTACTACAACTCTTTTAATAACACCATATTCATTTTTAGGCATAGATTTCCTTAAATTTTATTGAGGTAATTTAGTATAAAAAGTTGAATTTTCCTAATCAGCCAAAGAGGCTAATTGCTCACTTAACTCTTTAGCACGATTTGGTGTTTGCTTAGCCCATAGGGAATCGAGGCACTCTATTGAGGCTTCTTCATATTGCTCTGTTTCTAAATAATATATCGTTTTTTTAAATTTAGAAAAACCTGATAATCCAAGTTGATAACACATATTAGTAACAACATCTTTAACTAATTCAGGGCTATCGTCAAACCACTCGAATTTATTACTTATATCAAATTGAAGTTTAGCTAGTTTTTCTGTAAGTATTATATCACATATTTCTTCGCTTAATTGCAGGTCTTTGATAGCAAATCCATATCCAATAGTATCAAATCCTTCAGTACATTGATATACAGAGGCTCTATATCCTTCGTGCTCTTTAATCTTTTTTATTAGACTTTTCATCTGCTATAACTTTATTTTCAATAGCTATATTCTTTTTACCGAATATTTTATCATAATTCTTTTTATACTGTTCATCGCATTGACTAAACCTGTACCAATCACCCTTACCTGCTCCTGTCAAGTCTCCTTTTTTACGAACAACTCTTGGCTTAGACATTAACTACTTTTCTTTGTTGTTTTCTTTTTTTCAGTATAAGGCGACCAATCTTTCCTACCTGCTATTCTTTCCCATCTTCCTGAGTCTAACATAGCATTTACTGTTAATGTATCGCCATCTTTAAATTCTCTTACTGCTCCATTTAAATTTTTCAAATAAATCATAATTTCTCCAAGTTATTTAGGGGGAGAATATAAATCCTCCCCCTATTATTATTAAGGACTAAGTATTAAGGATTAACTAAATTTACTCCTCTAATGTCTCCTGATTCATCTATTAGTTTAGCACCATAAATCATATCAGCAACTACTTTAGTTCCTAAGAACTCAACATCATATTGAGATTGAACTCTAACATCTCTTTGTGCAGCGAACACACAAGCATCAGATGGATAGCAAGCACCTACAATAGTACCATCTGTACCTGATGTTGCTATAGCACGAGAATAAAACACATCCATGCCATAAATCAAACCAACAGCACCTGTTTTAAGCTCTTTTCCATTTCCACCTACTGCATCTTGTCTTATAAAATAAGAAGCTATACCTGAAGATGGATTCATTATATCAGCCATTATTGTTGAGTTTACAGCAAGTGAACAGTTATTAGGGTCAAGGTCATTGCCATACAAATTAGCTAGCAATGATTCCAAGTCTGCTACTGCAAGTGTATTATCTGCAGCTAAATCTTGACCTGTTTGAAATCCATCAAGTTCTGCCCAAATATCAGCTTCAACACCTCTTGCAAGACTTTCACCCATCATTTGAGTATATTTAGTCAATAATTCAGAATTTGCTTGAATTGTTGCAATATCCTCAAATATATTAGCAAGATATTTATGTTTATTAATTGATAAATCAACTTTACTCTCTGTTCCTGAAATAGAAAAAGTTACTGCTGTTGAAGCAGCTTTATCATTTGTTCCATCCATTGCGATTTTAGGAATATGAACTGTATCCCCTGCATTTTTAACTAAAGCACTATAGTCATCAACTGAATTTTTTAATTTAAGTTTTCTTTCATAAAACTTAAAAATAGGCTCTGCCCATAATTCAGGTATAAAATTAGCACCTGTGGTTGTATCTAAATAAGCCATTTTAGACTCCTATTTTAACTCTCTTTCAACTCCTAAGAAGGCTTCATTTTGAGAGTTATAAAGTTTTAACATCAGCTTTACTTCTGGAAATCGCATCTTTAACTATATCATCCCAATTTTCTCGTCTTTCTTGAGAAGATAATTTAGTCCAATCCTTTGGAGGAGTTTTATATTCCTTTCTAGGATTACCTGCAACTTCAGGAGCATTAGCCTTTGTATTATTAATTTTATTAGTAACAAATTCAAGAGTATCTAAGTCTAACCCAGATAATCTCTCTCTATCATCTTCAGAATGTTTTTCCAATAAAGATGCTCGTCTTTTTTCTTCATATTTAGACCATTTTTCAGCATTAGCAGTTAAACCATCAATTTCAGAAGAAGCCTTTTCATATAAGGTTTTAAATTCTTCTTTTTCTTTAAGTCTATCTTCTTCAGCTTTAGTTTTGGCTTTTTCATATTTAGCTAAACGAGCTTCAGCATCCTGAGCCCTTTTCCTATACTTCTTGCTTTCTGCAATCAACTCATCATTTGGGCTAACTTGAGGAGTTTCTGTAGCAGGACTTTCACTTACTGTTTCTGTCGTTGCTTGTGTTTTATCTTCGGACATACTGCCCTCCATTTTTATTATAAAATAAACATATTTTACAAATTTTTGCAAAATACTAATAGATAACTTAAATTATCTTTAGAAATTATGCAAATTTTTGAATAATTCACAATTAGATTATAAGAAAAAATGGTTTGAGTATATGGGGTATAAACCTCATTATGGTCAAACTAAATTGCATTATCCCGAAAAAGATACTGCAAGGTTTTTTGTCATGGTATGTGGTAGAAGGTTTGGAAAGACTACAGCATCAGCTATGGAGGCTACATATTATGCCTCCCAACCTAATAAAAAGATTTGGCTAGTAGGATTATCTTACGATAAAGCAGACCTAATGTTTCGTGAAGTATGGAAAAATATGGTAATAGGTCGTGCCAATGATGTAGAAAGAGCTTCTGAGAAAGAAAGGTTTATAAAGTTTAAGTGGGGCACTACAGTAGAAGCTAAATCTGCAGACAATCCCGATTCACTTGTTGGAGAAGGCTTGGACTTATTAGTAATAGATGAAGCTGCTAAAGTAAAAAGGCGAATATGGGATATGTACCTATCGCCGACTCTTTCCGATAGAAAAGGGAAGGCTATATTCATCACGACTCCTGAAGGATTCAACTATGTTTATGATTTATTTCTCTTAGGCAAAGAAGATGATTTATGGGAATCTCATCAAGCCCCTTCGTGGGAT